ACAACATTCTCGAACTTCTTGTAAGCGTCGAGATACCATTCCTTCTTGTCGCCGTTGTATGTCAGCTCATAGTACATACCGTCGCACAGCGTACTGGAGATAAGATACTTCCAGTTCTGCAAGGCTTTGCACTTCCAGACCATATAGACATCAAAAGGCGGAACAGTATCCGTCTTGTCGAGATGTGCAAATATATAATCTCTGACTATCTGTAAGGCTTTCTCGTCCATTCTCCTCACCTCCTTCAAATGGACATAAGAAAACCGCTCTCAGTGAGGGCGGTTTTGAAGTATTAGGAAACTTTTCCAAGGTATTTTTCAGTATGCTCAGTTTTTTCAAATGAAAGATTTCCATTCTTATCACGTTTTATCCAGAGAACAACAGGCATAGGTGTTTCATCGAGCAGTCCGTTTTTCCCCTTTTCTTTATCGTAGTACTGCAAGATAAGATCGTCTTTTCCCCAACACTGCGAAAGTGTCTTTGCCTTGTCAAAGCTGAGATCATTTTTCTGACAAAACATCTCAATCTCTGATGCCCATTCATCAAAAAGTTTACACATATGCTCACTCCCTTTCAAACGTGAGGAAGTTGCCCTTAGAATTATAGATTACGCTTGTTTTCTTTATTCTTCTACGATTTCAAAGCATTCAGGTGGAAAAAGATAATCTTCGTCAAGCTCAGTCATTATCCTATACCAGCCTTTTTCAACCGAAATAACTTCATATATTTTGTCTTTTTCAAAAGCTGTATCTAAATACTGTTTACCTATATATTTGACTTTCATTCCAACCACCTCTTTATGAAAAAATCGTGTTTTCCTATACCTTCACACTGTGCCCAGTGTAATTCAGCTTTTCGCCCTTCACCGTAATAATCTACAGTTCCTGTGCCTTTAGCGTGTTGCCAATCTTTGGCTTTACCGCCGTATTTTTTAGCATATTTATCAGCTTTTCGGAACTCAGATTTAACGCCCTTTCCAGCAAAGACCTCAACATCTTGCAAACTGGTCCTTTCAACAAGGTTAAAATGTTCACCCGTTTCCAAATCCATAATGTCATAGTTTTTAGCCTTTGCTCCAAGTGACTTTCCGACCTCAATATCCTCTAATTTTATTATATCAGTTTTTTTGGATTTGTCAACCTTTTTCGTCGCTCTTCCTCCGCCTACGCTTCTGCTCCCCTGCATCTTTCCGTCAGGACCTTGGATATATTGGCGGTACCTCAGCTCTGTAAGTGCCCGTTCCTCACCGGTAACAAGGTTCTTTGTCTGTCCGGTATTGGGGGTATAGACCTCCATAGTAACAGGATCAAGGAGAACATCAGCAAGACCGAGGGTGATATAGTTGAAGCCGAGAGGCTCATAGTCCTCTTCCCGGCGGATCTCATCCACCTGCAGGATGTTGTTCCGCTTGGCTATCTCATAAGCCTGCATACGTTCAAGAAGACTGCCGCGTGTCAGTTCCTTGGTATCAAACGCCCAGTAATACCCCTGCTCCTTCTCGGATTCAAGCAGGAGAACGTTGTCCAGCTCTGTCTCGATCTGATTCAGGAGCGATATGACCGCCGAAATGAACTTCTTGTTGTCGTCATCGGATGCTCCGCCGTCAATGACCGTATGAGGGAAGCCGAACAGCTTGCAGATCTCGATGCTGTTGGTCTTCTTATTCTCGTTCATCTGGAGCTCCGCAGCCGTTGAGGATATCGCCTCGAAGTCAACACCGTCATTCAGCACGATTATCTTGTCACGCTTCTGCTCGTTGTCATAGACCTTCTGGTAACCTTCCCTGATCGCTGCTATCGCCGCATCCGAGAGCCTGTTCTTCGCTTTCAGGAAGCCCGGCTTGCAGCCGCCGTTGGAGTTCATCATGTTCTCCAGCTTCAGAGCGTTCCACGCTGCCGAAAGTACCGAGGATGCCTCCTCCTGCAACGGGATGTTCGTGTAGCCGTCCCGCGTCTTCCTCAGCAGCTTGATAAACTGGAAATCATAATAGTTCTGCGCGTTTATCTGCACTCTGAATGCCTTGAATATCGGATCATTGTTGCACATGATGCTCACGTTCCGGCTGTCCACATAGTGCAGGCTCCGGACACTCAGACCGTCGCTGTTGACGTATATCCATGCTCCGCGCCCGAGGTAGTAGTCCTCCACCGCTGCTTTCCACATGTCAACAGTGCTGAGAGTGTCGCCGGTGCTGCCGTTGAGCAGCTTCAGCCGGTCATCGTCGGATATCTCCGTGACCTGCTCTTCATCCTTCCTGTAAAGCTTCACCGGCAGCCGCGATATGGTCTCCCCTATCTTGCCGATGCAGGCTGATACCGTCGGTATGCTCAGCGCAGCCTCCCGCGTAAGTTCTCCGGTCAGTCCGAAGAACGTCAGTATGGTGTTTTCGCCGTTCTGAGCTGTATCCGCCCTTATTTCCTGCCGCTTTTTTCGTCTGAAAAGTCCTATTTTGACCACTCCTTTCGTGGTTTGGATATAAAAACAGCACTTGCAGCCGACATTGGTGCCGGTCACAAATGCTTTCAAGCGTTGTTTACTTCACTTCGCGTTTTAATATAGGCATAAGAAAACCGCCTGATCTCTCAGACGGTCTTATCTTTTTTCTTTTCTTCCTCAAGTCTTTTGATCATTTCAGCAAGTCTCTCAGAGCCTTCCTTATTTGATCCGTCAAGAACTACATTCATTTCTTCCATTCAAAAAGCCCACCTTTCTGCTGATTATCAAGGAATTTATTTACTACCGTTCGGTATTCGTTATCACGATATTCACCTTTTTTAGTTGCTTTAAGCACCTTTGTCGTCTTTGATTCTGTACCAACCTTTTTCGACAGAAATGACATCATATATCTTTCCGTTTGTCAGAACAAGAAAACTTGTTTTACCAGTGTACTTAACTTTCATTAATCCTCCCACCTTAGGTATTAATACCACATAACAAGTCTTTCTTCGGGAATTTCTTTCCTCTTGCCGCTTTTTAGCTCATCAAGGGTCCTTATAAGCCCGTTTGCAGCCATTCTGCCATACATTGAACCGAATTCTTTGATACTCTCGGCAGTATAATCCCTTGTTTTTATATCAAGCGTTATATGTGCTGACTTATCACTATTTTCAGGGATATAATCAGCTTCGATTGTTTTTAGTCCTATCGCTATGTTTATTAATCTCAGCATAATACTCCCTACTTTCTTTAGCATAATTAAACTTTTTCTCAGATATACTATGAGCTTTTATCTGAGATAAGCCCTTCTTCATCAAATCGCTTTCCATTTTTTCGTGATGAAGCAGTGTAATATCGTGCTTCTGGATGTTTTTACCCTCAATAAGCCTTTGCCATGATTGAGCCATAGCATAATTGGGATAAAAACGCTCTGGGACGTCTCCGCCCAAATCATGTTCTTCTATGAATACATGATTCTTTATTTGCAAAATGTCGCTTTCACTAAAGCCGGTATTATTTGAGATGTTTTTTACATCTGTTTTCATTTTACGAACAGACTCATAGTATTGCTCAGCATGAGCCTGTGCTTCTTTGCTGGCAGGAGATAATGCACCACTCACCGCTCCTGATTTTATTATACCACTTTTCGCAGATTTGTCAATACTCTTGCCTGCTCCGCCGGAAGAACTGCCTTCTTCACCAATCAGTATATGCCTTCCGTTTTTTGTTATCCAGCCGCGTAATTCATACCAGTGTGTCTCGATGTCTATCACTCTGACCGCATGTTCCGCGTAGTCCATGAACCAATTATTATCCATATCCACCTCATATGATCTGGCACCCGAACCCCTGCTCCATGCTGTCAAGCACATTCACCTGCAAGAGATACAGCGCGTTTATGACAGATACCACCATATCCACCTTGCCGGCGGACTTTCTCTTGTTGACATACTTGTTCAGATTCGTGTCCTCGGTGCATCTGGCGTTCTGGAAGTTGATCTCCAGCATATGATTCTCCTCATACCGCAGCTTACGGCTCAGGATACGTTCTTTCAGCAGCTTCGTTGGTCTGTGTAAGACGCTGCTGTGCTGTCTAATCTCAACGCACTCGATCGGATCCTCTCCGCTTTCCAGCTTCTGTACTGTGGAGATAGCATTGTACCGGTCAAAGCCCAGCTGAACTATCTCAACGCCGTACTGCTCCGGCAGCGACTGTATGAACCGCTCCACAAAGCCGTAGTCAATGACCTCATCACCGCAGGCAAAGCATTCTCCTGCGGCTATGAGCTTCTTGTAATCCACCTTTTCGCGCTGGGATTTCTCGTCGATGCGGTCAGCCGGGATGAATCCCCAGACCTTGACGTATATCATATCCTCATCCGCATCATATGTCACCATTGCGACCGAGGTATTGTCATCGGTCTGAGAGAGGTCAAGCCCGATATATACCTGTCTGCCCCTCCAGAACTCAGCATCCGCCGGAACTTTACACAGTCTTACCTTCGTTATCTCGACAAATCCCTCAACTCCGAGTCCTTTGTAGAGGATGTTCATGTGCTTGCACAGGAAGTTCTCCCGCTTGTTCTCATAATCTATGGCAGCCTGACGCTTCGCCCTCAGGTCATCCATGACGTATTCATGGGCGTACGCCACCGGATTAGCCTGATACAGCGCTGTGTCCGATGTCATCCACGCATCGCCGGTCTTGAACTCATCATCCGGCTCATAGAGCAGTGCGAACACCCTTCCATGCCGTAGTCCGTCAAGGATCTTTTTGGCGTTGTCAACCTCTTCCAGCATAGCATTGTTGTCATTGGGGTACTGGGTAGAGATGATGATGCCAAGCTTCTCCCTCAGCACGATCTGTGAGGATCGCATGGCTTCTATGGGATAGTTGTCCATTGCTCCGCACTCGTCAGCAAGAAACATATTTGCAAGCTTTCCGTCCATCTTGTCCTGTAAGTAAGCAAGAGGAGTATACTCAGAGTCAGTCAGCTTGCAGCGTATCTCCTTCCGCAGCAGCTTGAACACCTTCTCGTCCGCCAGACAGGGGCTCGACTTGATTATCTTCTTGATAGCCACCTGCAATTCACTGGAGAGTTTCAGATCCGGTGCCACACTGAAAAAGCGGCTGAACTTCGGCTCTGTCAGCAGTCCGATAATAAAAATGACCGCTGAGGTGAACGTCTTGAAGTTCTTCCTCGCGATCTCTAAAAGCCCGGTCTCGTAGTACCGGAGACTGTCGCTCCGGCGCTTTGTACAGAACAAGGCATATATGAATAAAACTGCGTAGTCCTCAAGTCCCTCATACATCGAATGTCCGAGGTCAGGGTGCATGATGATCTTCAGCAGCTTCGTTATCTTCTTCCAGCGCTTCTCACAGACATATGCTTCATCGCTCTGACCGTCCGCTATCTCCAGCCAGATCACCGCCTGCTTCTTTATGTACCGCCCGACATAGTGATTGTCCGGCTCGGTACACCACAGAGCATATTTATAAGCTCTGCTGTTCTTCACTATGTCAATTGCTGTCAGCTCCTTTCTGCGTCCGGGTATAAGAAAACCGCTCCGATTTCTCGAAGCGGTCTGGAAAGAGTGGTTATCAGGCAGGCGTAGCATTCTCCTGCATCTCTCGGGATTACTCCCTGTCGTTACCAGCGGCGTGTGGTCGCTACGAAATTTACCACCTCTGATAACCTACTCTTATCTTACCTTCATTATATCACATTTATTCTGATTTGTCAACTTTTTTATACACAGGAACGTTATTGCGTAAACGTTGAGCAAATCTTTTCTCGTTCTCACCAATTGCAGTTAGTATAGAATTCTTATAGCTTGGGTTTTCCCCTTCAACTACGAGCCTAAGAACTAAGTTTACTGTTTTTCCCTTATGGCTATATGATTTAGACACAATAGCTGTATTGTCCATATCATCTTTGAATATATAGTCGGGTGCTTCTATTATTTCAGGAAAATAGCCTTTAAAATCGTCATAAAACTTCTGACCTCTTCGCTCAATAATGTGTTCGATCCGATTATCTGTTATGATCACCTCGTCGGTGAGAATTCTTCCATTTGCAATAGTTTCAAACTTTTCAACATCTATCTTTCCAACTTTATGCACATCAGTTCCCGCCGTTTCTCCTGTCTTTTCTTCAATTATACCACTTTCCCCGGCTTTGTCAACCTTTTTGGCAGCTTTTCTGCCTGCTCCGCTGGTGGAGCTGCCACCCTCATCATCGCCAATCAGGATATGCCTTCCGTTTTTTGTTATCCAGCCTCTGAGCTCATACCAGCGTGTCTCGATGTCTATCACTCTGACCGCATGTTCCGCGTAATCTATGAACCAGTCTTTATTCATCATCGCTCAGCACCTTCAGCAGCGGATTCTCTTCCTTCGCCTGCAAGTTGAGGTTGCCCATTTTCGCCCTGCTCTGAGGACTCAGGCACAGCTCATTGCAGCAGCGGAAGAAGGACTTCGTATATCTGTCCTTCGATTGCAGCAGCTTGTCATTGCTGAGCTGCACCGGATCCTGATTGATCCTGCTCTCTATCTCCTGCATCCTGTCAAGCGCGATGCAGCACTCGGTCAGCACATAGATGTCCAGATTGCCAAGGATGCCGCTGCCCTCCAGTTCCCGGACGATGAACTTGAAGATCTTCTTCTGCGCAGTCGTCAGATACTTAGGCGGACGCAGCCTGTCTGCCCTGCCTCTGAGCAGTTCTTCGGTCGAGGACTTTGCCTCAGCCTCCGCCTTCGTAAGGTGCTTTGACGTAGTTTTCGCACTCATTGCCGGTCTCGCCACAGTATCACGTCCTTTCATTTAGGGAATATTTTATTTTCAGAGGGGGGCGTCGGTGGATGTCCGGAGCATTTCAAAAAAAATCTGACCTCCGGGGGGATATTTTACAAGATTTTTAACAATTTTTCCGCAGAAATTTCTCCGCTTTCTGCCTTTTCGTGATGAAAACGGCATAGTGTTATCAGGTTTTTTTCATCTAAACGCAACTCAAAGTTAGTTTTCAGCGGCCGTATATGATGCACTGATAGTTCCTCGTTGCAGAGCCGGATCTTTCCGCCTATACCGTGAAGACACGCCTGACAGAGATACTTGTCACGGCGCATGATGTATCCACGCTTTTCCTTCCACTCATAGCTGCCGCGGAACACATCTGCGCCGGATGAAGCGTTCTTCTCTGCCGGCTTTTTCGCGCAGACTTCGCCGCTGCTGTGGATGCCTCCGCAGTACGGACATGCCTTCTTCATCTGCCGGCGTTCCAGTCTGCTGTCAGCTGCTCAGCGAATCTGTCGAGCATTGCTTCGGGTATCGGACCTGAGGCAGTGAGAGTGACTGTTCTCCCACTTCGTCCGCAGGAAATGCACTCTATTTTCATGCTCACGCTATTTTTCGCGTACTCTCGTTTCAGCTCTGCAAGTCCTCCGCAGGTGCATTTGTTTATGTCCATATGATCCCTCCATGTGTATAACAGAAATACCGCCCCAAATGGAACGGTACTCTGTTAGGAAGATATAGTTTCTATGTCTGCTGCTGGTTGCAGGTGTGGGACTCGAACCCACGACCTCAAGGTTATGAGCCTTGCGAACTGCCGCTGTTCCAACCTGCCAGAAGTCTGCCGTCACCGGCAGATAAAATAAGATCATGATGTGTAGAACAAAAGAAAGGAGACAGAGAGCAGGCTGAGCGGAAGGAAATTCCTAAGCTCCCGGCTCTTGCCTGATCTCTATGTATACAGCATATCACATAAGGAAAGGACATTTCAAGACATTTCGGTACATAGTTTCTGTATTGCTTTCTTGACCTTGCTCTTCACAGTGTTCGGATGATAGTTCATTATCTCCGCGGTCTGCTCGATAGTGTGAAACAGAATATATCTGTGTATCAGAACAGCTTCAAGGTCATCGTCGTGAAGTCCGGAGATGATCGTCTGTATCTCTGCCAAGACGTTCACTGCCTCAACTCTCTGGGCATCCGCTTTTCTCTCCATTTCCGCAAGCTTCATGAGAGCGTTTTCCGTGCCGTTTTCGGCGCCGTCGCTCCTGCCCTTGTCATTGCCCTCCGAGCATCGTGAAAGCCCCTCAGCGCGTTCTCTGCACTGCCTGACGAGCATTTCCAGTGCCTTTGCTTTCTTGTCCGCGTAGAAGGCACGGTTCAGCCAGTGCCTTGTGGTCAGTTCAGTCTCCGTCATCGCTTCTCTCCCAGCGCCTTCACTATCCTGTCGTAGACCTCATCCGCAGCCTTGGTCTGCTTGTAGTTCACATACAGCGCCCCGGTTATGAGCGGCTGAATGTCACGCAGCAGCTCCTTCAGCTTCCGGTTCTCCTCTTCTGATGCATCGAGCCTCTTTTGCAGGCTCGCCATGTAGAGCATGTCAGTGTCACTCATTATCTCTTACCTCCTCACTAAGACTGCCTTTACCGCAATAAAAATTCGGCTTGACCTCAGCAAACTGCAATGTCTTATTTTCTATGTAACACATAGGACAGTCGTAACGGTTGAGCTTTACACAATCTTTGCATCGCACAATCTCGATGCCCTTGTTTTTCTTCATCAGTCTGTCCCTTTCTTTTTCGAGCTGCCTAACAGATCCTATTAACTCGGCGGCTCTCTTTGTGTACTGTGTAATCAGTGCAAGATTCTCATCAATCAGCTTTTCTACTTCCTGCAAGCGTGTCACTTTCTTTTACCTCCTTCATGATCTCCCGTATCTCCTCCGCACTCAGCTCCCGGCAGTCCGTGCCTGTCCTCATCACAGACAGCGGACAGCTCAGGCAATGTATTTGCTGAGAGCAGATGTTTTCACGGCACAGCAGTTCTTTCACCGCGCTTTCTCCTTCCCGAATCTGTTGATAACGAACTTGTACTTATCAACATCGAAAGCATCTGGATCATTTTTTTGAACTCCGTCCTTATCGAGCCAGACAAGAAGCTCAGCATAGCAGTCCTTGTACTCTCGGCTTTGGGATGCCAAATAATTATCCATACGATCAATGTACCTCTCAGCTGTTTTCTTCCCGTAATCGTTAATTAATTTGTCGTACTCCTCGGTTTTCAACAATACTTTTCCATTTCTGCCGTAGGTTGTTTTGTTGTATTTAAAACTGTCTTTAATATTTTCTTTAATATTGTCTTTATATGTAGGGTTACCATTTTTGGTAATAGTAGGGTTACCATTTTTGGTAATAGTAGAGTTACCATTTTTGGTAATAGTAAGGTTACCATTTTTGGTAACGGTTACCATTTTTGGTAATAGTAATTCTGTACAACTTTCAACAGCCCATTCTTCATAATCTTTCACAATGGAAATAGTCTGAGGTTTAACACCTTCACTTGATCTCAGTTCTATCAGATTCAGTGCTGAAAGCTTTTTTAATGCCCTTGAAATATGCACAGATCTTGTCCCTACAGCACTTGCAATCTCTGAAAGTGATATCTCTGCATAACTTCTGTTGAACCCATAAGTCCTGCGGATAATGTACAGCAATATCCGCATTTCATTGCCTGAGATATTAAGCCTGCATATTGCTTCGAGCAACTCGTTTGCTATCTTGGTATATCCGTTCTTTAACTGCGGATTAGCCACATTATCACCTCGATCAATTCTGCAAAAGGACGGACTATGCCGCCCTTTACAGAAAACGTTATCATTCTACTATGATCACTTCGCCAGCTTCTACAAGATCAGTAAGTGCATTTTTCAGAACGGCACATCCCCGTCCGAGAGGATCTCATCGAACTCGCTGAGATTGCCGTATGAAAGACCGGAATCATCACCTGCCGGCTGAGCCGCAGGCTGTGCGGTCTGCGTATTCTGAGTATTACTGCTGCTGTCATTCTTTCCGCCGCAGAATTCCACATTGTCAACGTATACTTCTGTAGTGTAATGAGTTACATCTGAATGGTTCTTGTCGGTGTAGCTTCCGGAACGCAGATTGCCTTCCAGAGCGATCATCTTGCCCTTATTGAAGTAGCGCGAAACGAATTCCGCAGTCTGTCTCCAGGCAACACAGGTGATGAAATCCGCCTGCCGCTCGCCGGTGTTCTTGTCCGCGAATCTCCTGTCTACAGCGACTGTGAATCTGCATGATGAAACTCCACTCTGAGTCTGCCTCAGTACCGGATCAGCTGTCAGCCTGCCCGTCAGTATCACTTTGTTCACTCGTTTTCCTCCTTCCTATCATTTTCATCACTGCTGCCTCGAATCTGAAACGCTCATTATCCGAAAGTATCACTGCACCTATCTTTCGCTTGTAATGCTCGTACAGCGGACGAATATCCGGATGATTCACGTTCAGCTTGTAGCCATATTTGTTGTGCGGAGCATAAATCGAGCCGTTATGATTATTCAGTGCTCCGAGCTGCTCAGCGGTCTCCCATGACAGTTTCTTTCCCATAGGTTCACCTTCTCGGAGCTGTCATTTTTCTGTAGTTGTGGTAGTAGTAATAGAATACTTCCAGGATCTTCAGGGCCGAACGTTCCCGGTCAGGAGTGAAGACCACGTTGAAGTTGTACCTGTTCCCGCACTGCCATGCCTGTATCGTCGAGTAGACCGTTGCTCCGATATTCTTCACTTTCCGGTTCTGCTTTTCGGCTGCTGCATCAGATATCTGATAGCCTTTGAGATATTCCCAGCCTGAGCAGTTTTCAAGCAGCAGCGTGAATTGCCGGGCGTTTTTCGAGATCGTGTCAAATTCCTTTTCGATACGCTCACGATCAGCTGTGAGGTTGCCGTAAAGTTCGTCGATGTCAGCCTTGCGCTCGATCACACAGGAACGTGAAAAATCCTTTCCGTCAACGGTAAAACTGTAGTCACCGTAATCAAGCTTCCGGCTCTCGGACATGATCCCAAGAGCCTTGAAAGCATCAATGATATGCCGGTTCTTCTGCTCCCGGCTGTCAGCAATGACAGTGACTTTTTTCAGGAATTCCTTCTTCTCGTCATTACTCAACCTCATACACCTCGCAGTCCTCGTGATAATTTCTGGGTGCTGTCAGCACTTTCGTGAACCGGCAATAGCCGCAGTGTTCGCAGCGCTGAGGTGTGAGCTTTCCTTCCTTTATCTGCTGGAAACGCGGGACAAGGTTCATGACCGTTTCAAGCGAACTGTCAAGATCATCGTCCGGCACCCAAAGCACATCAAGATCCGGCTCAGCTTCTTTGGTGACAGCTGCTATGTAGAACGGCAGCGTCTTCCCGGTATTCTGCCGGACTATTTCACGATATATCGCCCCCTGGATATCATATCCCCAGTAGTTGATGAAGTGCTGACGCTGCTGCTTCTCCGAATTCCAGATGAGCTGGAAGTCCCTCACGCATTTCAGGTCAACTATGCACTTGTCTGCACAGTAGCTGTCTATCTTGATCTTGAAGGGCACTCCTGCTATCCCTCCGGTCATAATGACCTGCTTGTCTCCGGACATAAACTGCATGAACAACTCTGAACGCTCTGCTCTTTGTATCATCTTTTCAGCCTGCCTGTACTGGACTTTCAGCTCTCCGTCCTTCTTGAATATCTCCTTGTGCTGCGCATTGAAAACGTCAAGCGTCCCCTCAAAGTGAGCATCGATATATGAGCCGACCAGCAGCGCATCCGTGACCTCTCTCTGATATTCGCCGCGTATCTCCGCCAGAGCAGCAGCCTCGCATCTCATAAAATTCTTGAACTGTGAGCTGCCCATGTAGAGCAGCTCGTTCTCCGGGGAGAAGTAGTTTTCTGATATGAGAGTATGCTTATTCAAGATAAGTCACCTTCATTTCCGTATCATCAGTTGTTCTGGTGGCTATGAACTGTACTCCTTTCTCCCTGCACTTGCTGTACAGCTTTTCACGGTTCTCAGACGTGAGTTTCTCAGTGCCGTCAATAAGTATGATCTGCAATCCGTTCGGCTTAGAGAGGGCAACATCTACGCAGAGGCTGAGCTGCTCTCCCTCAGAAAGATTCGACACAGGAAGCCCGTTGATAAGCGGTATTCCGTCCTTGACTGTAAGGCCCTCGATTGGAATATGAGCATTTTCGAGAATAGTGCCGGGGAGTGCTCTCGCAAGTTCTATCTTTCTGGTAAACTCCGCGGATACTTCCTGAAGTCTTTCGAGCTTTTCCTGCATCGACTTCATACGGTTGTATTCGTTAAGGTGACGCTTCATATTTTCGGCGTTGCCGATCTCTGCCTGAAGCTCCGCACAGTCGAGCGGCTGCTTATCGAGGTATTCATCAGCAACACTCATATCTGAATCAAGTTTGGTTTTTGCTTCGTTGAAACGGCTCTCTGCAAGTGCTTTCTTATCTTCAAGCTTACCAGCAAGTCCGGCAAGCTTTTCCTCATTAGCTTTGATCTCTGCTTTCATACGCTCGATGCCTGATAGAAGACTTTCACGTTCAGCTGCTATAGCCTTTTCTTCTGCTGATATCTCTATCATTTTATCAGCTTCAATTTTTCTGAGCTTTGCATCATAGCTGCTGCGGAAGAGCTTCGCACGCTCGATGCGGCTGTTGAACTCCTTTATCTGTTCAAGTTTCTTATATGCTGCCCCGAGATCGTATTTTTCCCAGGTATCAGCCTGGTAATGCTCGGGAATGTCTTTAGCAATGTCCTCGATGAATGCAGTCTCGTTTCTGATGTCGCGGTTCACGTTCTGACGTTCTTTGAACCACTCTCCACTTTCGGACTGCATATCACTCAGAACTTCAAGAATGTTCTGTTCGTAGTTCACCCAGGAGGGGATCTCACCGAAATTCTCGTTGATAAAGTTCAGATCCCAGTCGAACTCAACAAGGTCGAGAATAGCCCTGTTCTTCTCCTTTGTTGTCATAAGGGTGAATGCCACTGGATCAAGCTGGAGGGGTGAGAAAAGCTGTTTCAGGAAGCTTTCCGGAGACATTACCTCTCTACCGTTTTCCTTGATAGACTTGTAGTCAGCCTGTTCGGTGCGCTTGCGGCGGTCAATGCTCAGACCGGTGTCGGTCTCTATGATGATCTCGCCCTCTTTTTCGCCTTCATGAACGATGATGCTGCGGTCAGACTGATTAGTCAGTGCATACCTGAAAGCGTCGATAACCGAGGTCTTGCCGACACCGTTCGCCCCGGTTATTTCGACACTGCGGCCGTCAAGCTCTGTCTCTCTTATACCGAAAAGGTTCTTTATCTTGATTTTTGTGGTTCTCATACTTTATACTCCTCTACATTTGTTACATTAAACGGATCCGGTGCTTTCTGCGGCTGCGGACGTTCCATGTCCTCAACTTCGCCCTCGACCTGAACTCCCATGAGTATCTCCGGACAGTAAACTCTCGCAAAGAACGCTGCTGCGCGGTAAGCGAGCATCAGCTCCGGCATTGTCTGCCATTTACTTGTTTCCTTTCCGTACTTATCTTTCTTGCTATACCAGCCCTCAGCCTTAGCCATTCCGATAGTGACCTCAGCTCCCTCGATGACTTCACCGTCAGGCTTCGTCACACGCACAAAACAGCCTCTTGTATCGGTCCCACGCTGTCCGGTATAGATCGGTTCGGCATCGCCATATTTAGCCTTTATAAAACTCATGCAAGCCTGTCCGCTCCAGGAGGGCTTCCCCTTCACAACGTAAAGGTTCTGCATTACCATGAGCGGTGTGACGCCCATGCGCTCTGCCATATCGACAGCTATCGCGCAGTCCTCTGTCTTGCCCTGGTATTGCTGAGGTACCAGGGACGACTTGGCAAACACGCTTGCCAGTTTGTAGCTTTCACGGAAGCTCTCGATGAAGCCTCCGCTCGGCTTTGCCATTACTTCATTCAGCTGCTCCGGCTGCACTGTCAGCGCGGTCTCTTTGTTTTCACACATCTTGACTTTTCTTCCTTTCTGTGATATTATATTGGTGGTATATAGTTTGCGGGACTTCCCGCTCGCTCCCTTCGGGGAGCTTTTTTCTTTATGCGAACATTCTCTTCAATGCGTCAGCTGCATCTTCCGGCACATCGGTGAAGTCATCTTCATCCACGCCCACGATCAGAGCAGGACCTACGATGTCGATACCTGCGAAAGCTGATGCTATCGGGTTCGGTGCCATTCCGCGGAGCCTGCCTTCTTCGTTGACGATCATCACTGCTTCGCCGGGGACGATACCGATCGTCTCGATGTGTCCGTCAACAGCTTTCTGCAAGGCTTCCAGAGTGTTATCTATCTCGATCTCGCTGACGCTGTGTCCTTCAAGTTTAAGTGCTTTCATTATATTCCTCCTAACATATCCCAGAGCTGCTGATACAGGTCAGTTTTTCTCATATCCAGCTGATACTGCTGACGGCTGATGTCGTCGAGTTCAGCCCTGATAACCGCAACTGCGTCTGATACTGTTATTCTCTTCTGCGGTGCCGGTATGATCTCCGGCTTCTTATAGACTTTCTTCGGCTTCTCTATCTGCTGCCCTTTGCTCAGAGCCGCATCAAAATCCTTGACAGCTTCGACAGCCGCATCGACAGTCTCCTTTTTCTTCAGCTGTCCCCTCAGATGATTGAAGCACCTGTTGTCTATTCCGTTCGAGGTAAGTATGCCTATGATCCGCTCGACCGGACAGGCGTTGAGTTCTGCAAGGATCTGGACCTGTCCGCCCTTATCCTTCGCCTGACGGTATCTCATTACTATCTCTTCATTGGTCATTGCCAGTCCCATTCAATTCACCTCCTCCAGCTCCCTCCGGAGCATTGATATCATTTTCTCAGCGTGAATGTAATCTGCTGAGTCCTCGCTGCCGCGGAGCCATTCGAGTTCCATTTCCCACTGTCCAAGCCTCCGCAGCAGCTTACGTCTGCACTTAGCCTCCGGGCTGAATTCTCCCGTCCCGTCACACCAGTGCATGAACGGCACCAAAATGTTCGGCAGGACTATGAAGGTCAGTGGGGCGACTATGAGGATAATTCCGAGTTCGTACATCACGTCAGCTCCATAAGTGAGGTCATGAACTTCGCCCGGTCAATCCGGAAGTAGTCGCATATCATCCTCACTTCCCTCAGCGTCAGCATTTCAGGATCGCGCAGACGGGCTGCATATGTAACTCCGCTGCGTCCGATAAGCTTTCCCATTTCATCGTTAGTCCGCTTCCCCTGCACCTTTTCCAGATTGCTCCGCAGACGCTCGACTTCCCTCTGATGCTCAGTCAATACTACCTTCGGCATAAACTCACCTCCCTCTGTCGTCGTTTTCGGTTGTCAGTATTCCTATGATCTCAAGGCTGAGTATGATCTGGATCACGTCCAGTATGATGTCTATGATCTGTTTCATGTGCTTGCTCCTTTCTGACCGAAGACCAGCTCTTCGCATGTTGTGCCGAGACGCTTCGCAAGCTCCACGCCTGTTACGATCGTCGGCAGTTTCAGTCCTTTTTCGTACTGGGCAACCATGGCCTGTGAGATATCGACCATTGCGGCGAGCTCAGCCTGTGTGATGCCCTTTGCCTTTCTGAGGCACTTTACGTTTTCTGCGAATGACATTTTATCACCTCCTTTTTAAAACTCAGCTATTGACATAATGTATAAAAAGTCGTATAATAAGACTAAGAATATTTATATTACCCTATAGAATCACACTGCTCTCAAACTATAGGATAACTGTACCCTGTTCAATAGCTTGATTATATTATAGTCTGATTTTTGTCAGAAGTCAACACTATTTCCGATTTTTATCAGATTTCGGCTGTTTGCACTATTTTATACATACAAAACTAATAGTTTTTCACAAAATTTTAGGAGGATAAAAAATAAAAGCCGCTCAGTGATCTGAGCGGAAAGGAGATAAAATGAAGTTAGAATATGATTGCGTGCGGCATGTTTTATTAGTACTTGAAGAATTGTGCAGCTTTGATCCGGATTCTTCTTCAGGATACAAGGAAGTTACAGCAGCTGATATTCAAAAAAGCATGCTCAGTATTTCTGGCGCGCCGCATCATGAAGTGAAGGATATATACTATACTATCCTCAAATTAGATGAGGGTGGCTTCATAACGACAATAGAAATAATTGAAGACGATTTTACGAAGGTAAAAAACGTTATCGATATCACATATCAGGGGCACCAGTATCTTGATTCGATCAGGGATGAAAGCATATGGTCTTCAGTCAAGTCTCTATCCCCATCACTTACATTCAGAATCATTACTAATATTGCAGAAAAACTGATCATGAAGAAGATCAAGCTATGAGCCGTCAGTCTGTAGATTCATCCGGGATCAGTTTGTCTATCTTTTCAGCCTCATAAGACTGCCTCGGAGAACCAAGTTCTGTAACTACACAGTCGGTCTGGCGCTCACTGATGACAGTTTTTTCCACCTTAAACTCGTTATTTTCGTCTATATACTTTTCCATATATACAACTCTTATTATATTTTCTACTCGTACAGCGCGGTTTATCTTTTTCTTATATTCGTGTTCCATTTATTCACCTCCTTCTAAGAAAGTCTGTAAGTCTGTAAGTATGAAAAAAGATGATTATATTTTTGAAACTGATTCAATATCCGAATATGATATTGAAAATGTAATCTGTAATTATTGCGGATTATCTTATGTTGACAGCTTATTTTTTTGATCCACGCCCCTCTTCACGAAAGCACGATAGCACTATTCGCACTCTCGATCCGCTGTATCAGCCATGCTTTCACATCTGTCTTCCTGCGTTGTTAAGATTTTCAGATTGACGTTGTTTAAATCGCGCAGCATACATAGACCTATAATTGCAAGGCACTTTGTCTGTTCGTTATCTGTTTCATCAAGAATATCACCAAGAATAGTCATAAAATGTCCCTTGCCTTTTTCAGTTATCCTCATTCGCTTCACCTCCCTCCAGCTATATTATATTCCGATTTTTATCAGAAGTCAATAGAAAGGACGTGACTTTATGAAGAAAGAACTATCAAAAGAAGAAATACTAAAATTAGCTAAGAAAAAAGGAATTAAGCTATCCTTTCTGAACAGTCTTATCGGCGGATACCGCGGAAGGCTTACCGATTGGAAAAACGGCAAGACATCTTTAACAGAATCGGAAACCGAAATAATCGTCAACTATCTTCTCGGCACAGATAATGCATCCGTTGACGAAAAAAATACATTATCATCTGACGAAAACAATTTGATTGAATTATTCAGAAGTGTTGATGATTTTGGCAGGGAAGCTATTAAAAACACGGCTTCACATGAACAAAAACGCTGTTTATCTGAAAGGAGTCTTTCAAGAATGAATAAAAATGATAGATACAATGCTATCCAAGAGAAAGATGATGAAATGCGAAATTACGCTTCAAAAATCCTCAAGTCAGTCGATGAGACTTATAACGAAGTTTTTTATGAACGCCATGATATAGATAAATTAAAGTATTTTATAAATATTGATTCTGCAATAATTGACGAAGCACATGGTTTTTATAAAAACGATGATGATTTAATGAGATCTGAAACCGATTCATTCTTTGAAGCCTGTTATAAATTCATCAGATCCGTAGAGGACATGATAAAGGCTAAAGGAAGAAATGCAATATCAGAAAGAAAACAAGAATGCGGTATTTGTTTTGAAGAACTGGTTAATAGTGTAAAAGACACCATACTTGAAGATCGCGAAGTTCTGAACGACTTGACCACCAATATGGAACGCTCAGAATATGTTAGCAGAAGAAAAGAAGAAGATAAGAAAAAATCAGCTATCGCTCCCACTTCATTGGCTATAACAAGTGAACAGGGAAGCAGCAAAGCAGCTGCAAGGCGCACAAGCTCTGACAACAGCGCTAAAGAACCGCCGTCCGCCGACATTCTCATCGAGGTCACCGAGGGTGATGGCTTATGAACTATCATCTCTACACCAACACCCGCGATGCAGCTTGGCAGTTCCTCCTTGACAACGGCGTTGACCGACTCCCTGTCAGCTTTCACGATATCTGTCGGACGAACGGTATCGGTCTTTACAAGGACTGCGGTTCGGGTTACTTCTCTGCCGATGAGCGTGGAGTCGTATTTCTCCGTGACGGGAGGTACAACATCTTTCTGAACGGCGCGGATCCTCTTGAAGTCCAGCGATTCACTATCGGTCATGAGCTGGGGCATATCTTCTTCGGGCATCTGATTGACAGCGGACTTCACACACGGCTCACAGGTACAAGAGCGGATCCGAAAGCTCCTGAAGAGTATCAAGCCGAACGCTTCGCAATGGGTATTCTTGCACCTGCCTGCGTACTCTGGGGACTTGGACTGCATTCCACCGACGATATTGCAAGAGTTTGCAGCATCTCGCTTGAAGATGCCCGTATTCGCGCAGAGCGTATGCGGGTGCTTTACAAAAGAGATGCCTTTCTCGCATCCGAACTCGAAAAGCGTGTGTTTGAGCAGTTTGAAAACTATATTTCCGAGCATAGGAAATAGAAAGGAGCGTGATACCATGGCAAAGGCACAGAAGCTGCCGTCCGGCAATTACCGCGTGAGAGTGACCGATCCCGAGACAGGGAAAAGGCAGTCCTTCACGGCTCCTACAAAAAGAGAAGCCGAGCTTGCCGCTCTGGAATGGCTCGGAGGCAAAAAAGTAAACGCCGACAGCAGGACAGTCGGTGAGTGCATTGATGATTACATCAACAGCAAGGTCAACATCCTGAGTCCGACCACTATCGACGGATACAGGAAATGCCGGAGGAACTGTCTCAGTGAACTGTGTCCGCTGCCGGTCAGCAAGCTCACTCAGCTCGACGTCCAGAAGCACATGAACATGCTGGCGCTGACCTATTCGCCTAAGACGGTCAGAAATGCTCACGGACTCCTGGTCTCCGTACTCAACACTTATTCTCCGGGAACAGTCCTGCACACGACTCTCCCGAAGATGCAGAAAAAAATAAAGCAGCTCCCGCCTGCCGAACAGGTAGTTGCTGCTGTTATCGGATCTGAGATCGAACTTCCCTGCATGCTTGCCCTGTGGGAAGGTATGCGTATGTCCGAGATCAGAGGTGCTAAGCGATCAGATCTGAACGGCAATATCCTCACTATCCATGAGACTGTCGTGACCGTCGAAGGACAGAACATCACCAAGGATTCTACCAAGACCTTCGACAGCACACGTCAGATCAGTCTCTCGCCTTATATCATGGAACTAATAAGCCGTCTCCCGGAGGAACAGGAACACTTCACTGTTCTCAGCGGTCAGGCTATCTACAAGCGATTCTCAAGGCTGCTTCAGTCCAACGGTATCGCTCACATGACCTTCCATGATCTCAGACACATGAACGCTTCAACTATGCTGATGCTCGGCATTCCCGACAAGTACGCCATGGAGCGCGGCGGCTGGAGCAGTCCTCATATCATGAAGTCTGTCTATCAGCACACTTTTTCCTCGGAAAGAAAGCTCGTCGATAATGCTGTTGATGAGTTTTTTATGAATATCATTGATAAAACGGACACAAAAACGGACACAAACTCGAATGAGTAACGTAAAATAGCCGAATTTCAAGTGGATTCTGCGGGTTCAATTCCCCTCGCCTCCACCAAACAAGGAATCTGCTATAATTCGGCGATGCACAAATTCTCGCGATTTATAGCAGATTTTTTTATTTCCATATTCTTTGTGAGATTTAAGAAAACAAAGTGGATATTAATGTTTTCTGCAATAAAATGGACACGAAAATGGACACGGCATCAGATGTCATTACGTTACTCGATATTTTGAAAGGAGCAATTATGAATATCGGGCGCAGAATTTCAAGAATACTGATGTTACTGGGGAACCAGCCGAGTGTCAAGGGGTACCAGTACATAAAAAAAGGGATCGCATATTGCATGCGCGATCCGAGGTCAGTGACTAACCTGTCGCAGCTGCTCTATCCGAAGCTTGCGGAAGAATTTGGCACGACCTCAGCAGCAGTCGAGCGGGCAGCCAGATCGGCAATAAAGGAAAGCTGGCATCGCCGTGACCGTGAGCTGTCAAAGGAAATATTCAGCAACAGCCTGCAAGGATCAGATGATATCCCATCAAACTCACTGTACATAGCCGCAGTAGCAGAGTGGCTGAACGATGAAGAAGAAAAGGCATTTTAAATTAAATAATAAAAATATATCCAAACCCTTGACTTTTGGCTACCCATATGTTATAATATAATCACAGTAAGGAAACACCTTACAAGTAACGGGGCAGAACGGGAAAGGAGGAACAAATGGACGAGATGAACGATACCATGAGAATGATGATAAAAGCAATCATTCAGATAATCAAGGACAGCAATGACAAAGACGAAGCACTCAAAAAAATAGAAGCTCTGCTTAAATAACAGAGCTTCCCACAAAACTAAAGATTGGGCGGAATCTGCCGCCGCCCTCTCTTTAATTCAAATATATCACGTTTTGCCCCGTTTGTCAAGAAGGGACGTGATGAAAATTTCTGATAACGGCAGAAAAAAAATGGGCAGACCATTTGTTGGCAATGAACCTAAAGATATGAGGGTATCATTGAGAGCTACTAAAACAACTGTGGAAAAATTCGATAGGTGTTCTCAGATTCTTGGAAAGTCAAAAACAGACATACTTGAAGAAATGGTAGATACTCTATATCATAAGGTCACTAAACAATAAAAACAACGGCAACGCCGCACCGTAGGAAGCAAAGCGTTACCGTTATTCCGCAGACAGATTGCTCTATCTGAAATCTATTATATACCAGATTTTGCTTTCTGTCAAGACTAACAGAAAGGAAAATAATATGTCAGACTTATTTGATGTAGCCACGGAAATCGAAGATGTCCTTATTGGCATCGAAAGGGCAAGAGCCGCAGCAGACCTTAGCTTAGAAAGGCTCGATAACGATATAATCGAGCTCGCAAAAGAAACACCTGTAACCTCTCACATCTCTTTTTGTGCAAGTTCTATTAGACTTTCTACCGACAGAATCTTTGAAGAAATGAAGAAGTTGGGACAGCTCACTGAAAGCCTTTACGCTATCAGCAAGGGGGCTAAAAGATGACTGAACTCATACTGACAAACCTCGGAGGAATTGAAGTCGTTGACAGCAGACAGGTTGCAGAAGCTATTGGAAAGAAGCATAAGGAACTTCTCAGAGATATTCGCCATTACAGCACATATCTTGCTGAGAGCAAAATTGCGCTCTGCGATTTTTTTATCAAAAGCGACTATACAGATTCAACAGGAAGAACGCTCCCCTGCTATCTCTGCACCCGAAAGGGCTGCGAAATGATAGCAAATAAACTGACAGGTCAAAAAGGTGTAGTGTTTACTGCCCTATATGTGAACGCCTTTCACAATATGGAGCAGAAATTACAGCAGTCTCCAACACTCTACAGTGGAAAAGCTACCTCAGTCGGTGAAGTTGCAAGCCTTATCAAAACCCTTAGAGGGATCATGAAAGATCAGAAAAGTGAGCCCGAAAGGATCGCGCTCATGGCAAAAGGCGTTTGCGATCAGTTTGGTATTAAGCTTCCAGAGAGATTTGTTGAGCCAAAGCGTTGGAATGGTCAACTCGTTCTTGTAGGATTTACTGAAAAATGATTCAATAAACACAAAATCCCCCTCCGAGGCAAATTCCTCAGAGGGGGATGCTCAGTTATAGTTATCGCTGCCGAGCACGTTCAGATGCCGGCTGTAGCGCTTGGGGATGTTGATGCCCACAAGATATCCGATAGAGTGGAGAAAGCCGGAAATTACCGCAAATCCGTCCTTATAGAAAGCCTCTATCCGCTTGTCTTTGAAGGGGATGTTCTTATAGTCCGGCGGACACACAAAGGTCCAGTCAGCGCCGCTCCTGTCCAGAACAATGCGGAAAAAGCTGTCGATATCCGTGTCTTTGCGTCCGACCTTAGAGAGCAGGATATGGTGTTCCATTGCCTCGTCTATCTGGCTGATTATAGCCTCTTTCCCGTCGAAGGAGATGAGTGCCAGCAGCGGCTCATCCTCGTTTATAGCCCTGTCCACGGCTTCAGCAGTCGGGTATTTTATGATGTTCATTTCCGCACCCCTTTCACTTTCTGCTTACATTATAGCACAGCGGTCCGGATAAAGTCAAGCATTACTGTTCCTCCAGCAGTCCCGAATACAAATGGTCATCCAGCTCCACGGTGACCTTGAGGGACTTCTTCTGCGGTTCAGACGGCTTGGCGAGACCATTCTTGCCGGAATCCCTGATGATCTTCGGGTAATCCAGATAGCACTCATCGAGGTCTGTATTCCCGGTGATTCCGGCGATGCTGCCGGTGTTGGACTTCTGCCACATGCCATAAGCGCCGGAATATGTGGGTTTCTGAACGCCGTAATTCGCCACCCAGACCGTGAAACGCTGCCTGATATAGTCAGTGGTGCAATGCTCAAGGCTGTATGCCGACATATAGAGTCCGGCATAGTAGCCGGCTTTTTCGAGTTCGAGCAGGAAAGCGCTGATGATCGCGCTGACCTTATCGCGTCCGAGAGCAATGACCTTCTGCTCTTCCACGTCGATATATATCGGGTATTCAAACTGCCTGCCTTTGAGCACCTGAATGCAGACAGCAGCCTCTTTCCGTGCCTCATCCTCGTTCATTGCGTAGCTGTACCAGTAAGCGCCGCAGGGTATCCCGGCTTTCTTGGCACCGGAATAGTTCCTCTCGAATTTCTTGTCCTTCTGAGTGATCTCCCTGCCGTATCCTGCACGGATCACAACAAAGTCAGTCCTGACCTTGCTCCAGTCTATGTCGCCCTGCCACTCAGACACATCAATGCCGTTTTTAGTCATTGTCATTTCCCTCCTTTTTTGATTTTTCACGCTGTGTTCCGAAATAAAAGCCGATAACCATTGCGTATACCGACATGAATATCTGCGGATCTATTTCACCGCATACTGCAAGATATGTAAATGCACCGGTAAGCGTGAAGGTAACCAGTGTTTTTACGTCGATGAGCTTAGCAATTCGCTCTTTCATGCCGTTCACGCTCCTTCAGAGTTATCTCCACCGCTGTCAGACGTTCGTTCAGGTGATTGTGCGCGTCGATGCGCTCGCCCTGCCGTTTCAGTTCCTCTTTGACACCGTCCAGCTTCGTGCTCAGAACTGCCACCTGCTTGTTGTTGCTGACTACTGAGCCGAGGAATCCGCCGGCTGCCGCTATGACCGCAATGACTATGTCCGTCCAGTCGCTCATGCTCCGCCTCCAAGTTCCTTTATCATAGCGTACAGTTCCGCATTTGTCGGGACGTATGGCTTGAAGTCCGGCGATATATCATACAGGTCTTTCAGGCAGCACATGGGATAGAGCGTCAGATCATCGAATACAGCTGAACCCTTTATCCAGATGCGGAAAACATAATACTTGTATGCACCGTTGATAGTTACCTCCACATCGCTTGCGGAATTTGCGAGCAGATTCAGCTGCAAGTCATCATTATAGCCATAGAACTGTATGCGGACATTATCACTGCCCGAGCCTTTCATGATGTACACGCCGTCCTGAGTGAAGGGATTCTGTTTATTGTCCGTCGTTGACGCAGCACTTCCCCAGAGGTCAAACACGAGCACGGTATTAGATGAGCTGCTGTTGGTTCCGCTGATAGTGATAGTTCCGTCATCGTTCGGCGTCGCCGTCACTCCGCTTTTGGTCGTCGCCGGGAAGCCTAAGATGATCCGGTTCTTCGGTCCGGTGTCGATCACGCTTTTCAGTTTGGCAGATATGGAATCTGTTTTCGTGTCAAGTGATGAGACCGCTGAATCCGTATCCGCAAGAGCCGTGTCCAGCTTGTCCATATTCTCAGTTATCACCGACATGTCGAACTTGTCAGTGTGATCTTCCTGCTTCCCGAGATCATAGTTCGGTGTATATGTAACTCCCATTATTTTCCCTCCAGTTCATTGATTTCACGCTCTTCGAGGTCGCTCACCCTAAAAGTCTCCATGCCGGATATAGATACGGACATCTGCCGCGTGTCGGATGCAAATAGCGCTTCCCTGACCGCACGCAGTTCCTTTTCAGCCGCTGATGTACCCGAGGTTATAGTGCCAGCTTTGTATTTCGGACGTATCAGGGACGGATTAAAGCTGCCCAGTGTCATTTTCAGACAGTCGCCTGTGAGATGATCCCGTCGAACGCTCACTATCTCCTGCTCCGTAGTCGTCGCAAGAGGCTCGCAGTATATCGTTCCCCGGTCGCCTACATCACAGTCTTGCAGACCGATGAAGTCACTGTATACAGGATCGTCCCGGAGAGATGCTGTCTCTATCTCAAAGCTGACTTTCGGAGTGCTTATCTGCATCCAGAGTGCGAATCCGTCATCCATAAGCCGCTGCATGTCCTTCTCACTGTACGAGAAAGACGCAAACCGTGCCTTGTGGTGATGGAGCGGATAGCTGCCGCTCACATAGGACACTGACCACATATTCCCGAAATTGTCCTCACAGCGCAGGAAGGTGCATAGTTCTTCGTAGCTCACCTGAGGTGAAAACGCCGTCATTTCGCTGCCGTACCGGATGTAGAATGCCCTTTCGGATGCCCCCTCCATGCGCTCATTCACCGACCAGCGGAAGTTATCACGATAGAGTTCACCGCCGAGACGGTTCACAAGACTGCTGTCATCGCCGAGAAAAGCTGCCGCCTGTGATATGCCGTGAAGGTCAAGTTCTACAGGCTGCTCCGGGCGGATATCCGAAGTTCCGGTGAATCTGTACTCATCGAAGCCTTCGGAAAGGTCAAGAGTATACCGTCCTACAAGACTGATGAATCCGTTGCCGTTTCCGGCGAGTCCTCGGCATTTCAGCACCAGACGGTCTGCAAGGTCATACCAGATATGCTTTGCATGGACTGTGATCTCCGCACTGTTCTCATCTATCACTGGCTTCTGATCGTCGATGCGGAAGAGCTGTCCGTCTATTTTGAGGATGTTCTGAGCAGTGAGATGCCGCCAGCGTCCCCAGTCGTCGAGCGGATGTGTCAGCTCCACGTCCCAGCGCCCGTTGAGTTCCTTTTCGCTGACGCAGTATGTCGGACTGAGTATCGCAAGACCGTTACCGTGAAAGCCGTCCTGCGGCTCGCTCATGTCGTAGACTCTTATGACGTGCTCCCGTATCAGAGGTGTAAGGACTATAGGACGCGGCAGCATCCCCGGGATAAGCTTGTTGTAGGGGAATCCGTCGTTCACGTCGGCATCGATCCGCCAGAGCGCGTCAGGGAATGGTCGCTGCATCGCCTTCTCCGGCACCGCGATGAAGTCAGTATTGGTCGGGAATCCGTCTTCTCCCATTATCCACGCCATGTCAGTCAACTCCTATGGGAAAGCCTATGGATGCGAGATATACAGCGTCCTGTAGCTGGGCAGAGGTGACTTCGTGCCACGCGCCGGCTGCGTCGAAAACATAATTTTTCTCCCGTTCCGTACCCTTGTCGTACCTGACGATAGTTGAACGGGCATTTGACCTCGGCAGTATCTCGCTGTAGCCTTCTGCACGGACAATTTCAACGAGAGAGTTGTCATTGTGAATGCCATAGTCACTATTGTAGAGCTGAGCGTTTGTCGCATCAATTACGATGTGGTTGTTTTCAAAATAACCTAAAGCAGACCGATTATCATCTGAAATATATACCTTGCCGCTGCCAAGCTGCATTTTCAGATTCAGAGAGCAGTTTTTGAACCTCTCGTATTGTACACCGTCAAAAATGTAATGATTATATGTTCCGCTTACTATCCCTGAAAATGTAACTCGTTGTATATTGCTGCCGCTTGATAGATTAATAAGAGCATGTGAATAATGCGACGAATCCTGCTTGCTCAGAAAATCCAAAAAGCTTATATCATGCACTGAATTGTACATATAGAATACACCATATTCACCAGCCGCATTAAAATACAAATTATGTATTTCAGCACCATTTCCATCAAGTTCTGTACAAGTACAGTATATTCTTCCGATTCCCTCCGGTGCAATGCTGTTCATATCCCAGACCGTATCATCAGCGACCTTGACGTATGCACCGGATGTGCCTATCGCCGTCACGAAATCAGGCCATGTGTCCACGATATACGGATCGTTCTGCGTTCCTGTGCCTGTCATCACAACCACCTCTCTCTCACATTTATCTGCATGGCGGTACAGTCTCCGGTATAGCGGATGTAGTTGGTGCCGGTATGCAGCAGAGGCATATCACCGGCGGTATACTGCGTCATGCTGTATTTTGCACCGTTGCTGTCCTCATAGTAGATGATCGGGACTTCGCTGTCCGCAACTATCCACCAGTCCGCTGCCTCAGTGCCGGCTGCTGTTACCTCTGCCGGAATATCAATAGTAAGCTGCGAACCGTTCACATCTATTACAACTGAACCGCTACCGGGATGAAATCGCAGCTCAGGTTCGGAGTAAACGGACCCGCTGTTCATTATCTCTGTCCAGCCTGTCCCGGCTGATATCTCCGATATCGTCGGCTCTACCGCGTAGGCAAAGGGACTGAGACTGAAATGCACCGGAAGTTCGCCCATGAAGAGCGCCACCGCCTCCGGTGCAAGCTGCTGGACTTCGGCATTCAGATAAACGTCTTCCTCACCGGGAAGAACAAGCCTGCCTCTGCCATGCAGCACCGAATATATGCTCCTGAGATTTTCAGGGGAAGCGTTTTCTATGACCGTCTCGATCGTCAGATCTGCACTCCTGTAGATGCCGGTACGCCGGATGAGTTTCGATGTCCTGCCGGGGACTGATATCTCCCCAACTTCCTCCGCCCATGAAGGACGCACTACCGGCTTCGTGACAATCAGACCAAGCTCTTCACTGGAAATACCGTTCCAGAAGAATTCACTCATATACCTTTTCCCTCCTCGATACGCCGCTGTTCCGCAGCCAGTCTTTCTGCCAGTCTTGTAACATCATAGTCCGATGAGACTGCCGCATTCACTGTGATGTTGTTGTATATCAGCTTCTTTGCACCGTCTCCGCTGCCAACGGGAGTATTCTTTGCCGTCCTGCTCAGAGGCGTTACCTTCACTCCGCCGTTGATGAGCTCGATGAGCTCAGGACCTGCCTCAGCCACTATGCCTGCTCCGGATATCCAGCCGCCGGCTGCTTTATAGTCAGTCTTTGAAACATACCCGATCTTATAGTCGCCTTGACCGCCATTATATAGTTTTGCATCCCAATCACTGCTGATATTGTGCGTCTGTAAGCTGTTTGTTGCCCACATGTACCTTGTTGACCAGCTCTGGAACTCGGTGCCGAACAGTTCACCAAGAGAAGCACCGTTTTCCAATGCCCACTTCACCATTCCGGAAGTATCCGGATAGAAATTGCTCAGTGCCTCCTGCACCTTTTTTTCGAACTCTTCATCATAGCTGCCGGCAGTGAGAAGACCTGAATCCGCGCCCCATTCAAGAAGGTCGAGGATATCAAAACCACGGTCTATCTGTGTCTGTACAAGCGTCTTGAAATCGGTGCTGAACATATCGCCCACGTCAAGACCGGAATCCTTTCCCCATTTCGCCAGTGCAGAGATATCGAATCCCTTGTCCAGCATATCCTGCACTCTGTCCATGAACTCGCGGCTGAATACGTCTCTCAGGTCGTCAACTGCCAGAGCACCTGCCTCAACAGTTTCGCCGAGGGATGAAAGCGCCTGATCCACAGCATACTGACTGCCTGCGTCTATTGCAAGTTCCATATCCGCCAGAGATCTTGTGACCATTTCCCGGAACTTTTCCTGCCGTTTCTGAAGATCTGACTCATGCTCCAGCGCGTAACGGTCACCATAGTCGGAATCGTAGAGGATGCTGCTGACTTTGCTGTAGTCTTCACTTGCGAACGCCGTCTCAGCCTCTCTGAGCTGCGATTCCCAGCCAAGTGATCCCTCATATACACCCTGATTCTCGGTCATTAGCCTTTGATTCATTATGATCTCAGCGGAAGTGTCTTTCCACTGCTCGGATATGTCATACAGTTCCTGAACTATCTGATCGTACTCTTCATCGCTCAGGTTTTCATACTTCCGGTCAAATTGTGCATTATGCCCCCTTGTTACAGAAAGCCAGTAATCATCAGGAGCATGTGTTGTCATTGAACTGCCTGTAATTTCTTTGAACCGCTCATCAGCTTTCATAAATTCCGGATCCGACATCAGTTCATTCCTTTTAGCATACGCCTCCTGATAAGCAGTCCGTGCATCCGCCTGCACTTTTCTCTGCTCTGTAGCCTGAGACATGAACTCGTCCAGATACATTGAAGCCTTTTTCTTCTCGATGAGCTTGTCCACCTCGGCTTCCATGTCCTTGTACCGGTCTATCTGGTTGCCGGTCATGGTGTACTCAGTGCCAAGAGCGGTATTCAGTTCCCCGAGAAGGTATTCCGCCCTTTTCTTGTCAGCATCCCGCACTTTTCCGGTGGAATCTGTCAGCTTGTCAAGTTCCTTCCAGAGATCCTTTGTGCGTTCTGTTTCGGCGTTGATATCCCCTGCTCGTTTGTAGAAATCGTCCTTCATGGAATTGAGACTTCCGCGCAGACCGTCCACTGCATCCAGTTCTTCTTTGTACTGCTCTTCCATTTTCTCGGTGGCTGTGAGTTCGTCGTGCTGAGCGTCCGTCAGCCACTGGAGAGCTGTCGTGAGAAGTCCCACAGCACCGACCGCCGCAACGATAGCCCCCTGCGGTCCTGTCATGGAAGTCAGCAGACCGACGAATTTTGCGGTCTTATCGTAGAGCTTGTATGAAAGGTATGCAGCAGCAGCCGTCTTTATCAGCGGCATCAGTGCCTGCACCGCACTAATTACCTTCGGTACATTCCGTATAGCAAAGCTCAGACCGTCAGCTCCGGCACGAAAGACCTTTGAAAGTGCACTCTGTATCTCCGGCATGTGCTTTGTTATGTACTGCACTCCTTCGCGGAGCACCGGTTCCAGTTCCTTGGAGAGCGATATCTTCATACCGTCCACAGCGCTCTGCATTACTGTCATATCACCTTGCAGATTATCCATCATAGTCGTGGACATATCAGTTGCTGCGCCGTCACAGTCTCTTATAGCACCGGAAAGCTTTTCCACATCCTCCGGCGCTGCATTCATAAGAGCAAGCCAGCCGGACAGAGCATTCGTGCCGGCGATAGTCTTGCCGTAGGATGTCTGCTGCTCATCTGTCAGCCCTTTCCACGCTTCTCTTGTCTCATTGAGAACGTCACCGAAGTCCCGGGCTGAGCCGTCAGCATTGTAGAACTGCACTCCGAGTTCCTCAGTCAGAGTGCCAAGAGCACCCAGACTGTTCTTACTTGCTCCGGCATCTGTGGAAAGTCTTGTTATGATAGAACGCAGCGCAGTTCCTGCCTGAGTTGATTTGATGCCGGCATTAGCCATAAGACCTATAGCCTCGGCAGTATCCTCAATGGAATAGCTCATTGCGCCGGCAACGGGAGCGACATACTTGAACGTTTCGCCCATCATGCTGACATTGGTGTTCGCGTTGGAGGATGCAGCTGCAAGAACGTCCGCAAAGTGTCCGGCATTATCGGCGCTGAGTCCGAAAGCAGTCATAGCGTCTGTCACGATATCGGATGTCGTTGCCAGATCCTCACCGGATGCAGCTGCAAGTGAGAGTATACCGTCTATACCGCCCAGCATATCCTCAGTCTTCCAGCCTGCCATAGCCATGTAGTTGAAAGCCTCTGCTGATTCTGAGGCAGTGAATTTTGTGGAAGCGCCCATTTCCTCAGCCTTAGCCGTCAGGCGCTCCAGTTCATCACCGGTCGCACCGGATATGGCAGCCACCTGAGACATGCCAGCCTCAAAGTCAGCTCCGGTCTTCACCACATCCACAGTGAAGTCCTTCAGTTCCCTTGCTGCCATTTTTATGCCGTCTGCCACAAGGTCACCGAGGGCGACAGTCATGGCAGATATGCCTCCGCTTGCTGTGGAGTCAGCTGCTTCTCCCAGTTCCTTCACATCACCGGAAGTATCGCCTGCATCATCGCCGAGGGCACGGACCTTTTCATCTGCATCTTTAAGTCCGTTCTCATAGCGCCCGACTTCTGAACGTGTGTTTTCTATCTCTCTCTGGAATGCCCTGTACTGTTCCTCGTTGACAGCACCTTTGCTGAATTCCTCATTCACCTGCGCCTGTGCATCCTCCAGCAGTTTCAGCTTTTCACGGCTTTTTTCCAGAGCGTCATTGAGCAGTTCCTGCTTCTGTGACCACAGCACAGCGGAATCAGGAGCTTTTTTCAGGGAATTCTCCACCTCTCTCAGCTCTGATGCTGTCTTCTTTCCGGCTGTCTCGACGCCTTTCAGCGCTTTGTCAAGTCCGACTGTATCCGCACCGATCTGTATGGTGATGCCCTTGATCGCTTTACCTGCCATTCTTTCCGAACCTCCTCAGTGCCTCACGGTCTGGCTCCGTCTGCTGATAGTAATATGCGTTCTCCAGATATTCCCTGCCCGCCTCGCTCCTGCTGCATCCCCAGACCACTGCGTCATGAAGGTAGCCGAAGTATTCAAACAGGTCCAGTTCCTCCACCTCACGGAAGCTGAGTCTCGTGTAATCTGATACAAGCTTCTCATCACCGGTGGGATTCTTGAAATACGCCTTATCCTCTCCGTCTCCGGGATAATAAGGCGTTATGAGTTTGGGTCAGCGCTCCGCTCGGTATTTATCCAGGAATTCAGTCCGCGCATGAACCTGCTCAGGTCATCAACAGTGAAATTGTCGATGACATATTCCTCAGTCACAGCAATACCCTCATCATTGGCAGTGCATATCTCTGCCACTGCACGGAAGAGCTGTGCATCGTTCTTTGCCGTGAGCAGCCCCTTGTAGTACTGTCTCAGTGTAGGCGGCTTGATATTCAGAACCGTTCCGTTGTCAAGTGTGAATCTGTATCTTCTCATAGTAAGCTCCTTTGATTATAGAAAACGGGACGCCGTCAGACAGCGTCCCTTAGTCTTAATTATTATTTCCGGATGAAGCGGCTTCGACTATCTCCTCTTCGTGGATGAGAAGGGTGCCGTCAGCATCAAGTTTGGGTTCAAGCTCGAAAGTAGGATTGAGCACGGTCTCCTGTGTGGGCGACCATACCGCCTCCCAGCCGCCAGTGTTGACACCGACACCGGTTATCCTCACATCTCCGTCAACAGCGTCCTTGTGTACACCGCGGATGAGATAGCGCTTTCCGTCGTCGTTGGTTATGCCGCCGATCTTAGTGGTGCGCTTGCCGTCGGCCTCAGTAACTCTTGCTGTGGCAATGAGCTTCTTCAGCGTGTTTCCGTTCCAGGTGATATTACCGTAGGCTATTGAAGCGTTCTCACCGGTGAGCTTGCGCTTCTTGGCCTTTCCGTCATCTGATTCAGCCAGATACCATGTGGCATTGTAACGGACGGTAGCACCGTTCTTTGTACGTCCTATCATGTTGGCTTCTGTCTCAATGACGTTGTCCGCCGGGATAGTTCCTCCGGTGAATTCCACGATGTAGAAATCCATGGAGCCGAGAGGTATGCGGTTAAGTTCTTTAGTCTGTGTATGTGACATTCTCATTTCCTCCTGTTTTTATTATTGTATCGAAAGAAAATGCAGTCATCAGCATCTTCTCTTCGCTCAGATATACATCTGCGGACTTTTTTATCTCCCTGTCCGCAAAAAGGGATTCTATCTGCCGTTCAATAGCCGGCAGCTTTCTGTCCGAGTACATTTCAACTGTTATCTCAGTTTCGCGCAGGAGATCCAGTGTATCAGCTCCGCGGATGTCCGTACCGGATTCATAGTACACTATGAACGGCAGTTTCTGTGGTTTGCTGAACATCATGTAGGCTACAGGAACACCTATCGTGTCAAGCTTTGATTTTATCTCACTGAGTTCCATTACAGTCCCTCCAGAAGTTTATCTGTCTTCTTTTCCGCATGCTCCTGAGCTGTGCTGATATGAGGTATAGCCCTTGCACGGGTAGTCCCGTCACGGTTCAGGTGACCTTTTTCCAGCAGATGAGTCAGGCGGTAGTGTCTTCCTCCGGCATAGACTGTCACGGTCATGCTGCCGCGGACCTTTTCGAAACGTGTTTTCCAGCTGCGCCGGTAAGCGCCCTTGTCAACCGGTGAGAGTGCCCTGACTTCCCCGGCAGCTTCCTCACCTATGGTCTTTATGCCTTCCTCTACCTTCTCCGTGATCTCCTCCGTGAACTCCGCGCAGCACTCCGTCAGTGACTTTACAAAGTCATCAGGTGTTATGCTCATCCCTGACACCTCCGTTATGCTGCTCAGCCCTTATTACAAGTTCCCGGTGCTGCTCATTTACGTCGTCAATGTGCTTCACATCGTATATAAGTCCTTTGTAGACTATCCTCAGCTCAGATGAGAGTTTCCCTTCCATGCAGGATGAATAGCGTATCCTGAACTGCATATCGTTCTCGGAGTTTACCTGTGCGGCTGCATAGTATTCCCTTCCGCCTGTGCCGATTATCTCCGCCCATGGACGGAAAAGTACAGTCCAATGGGAGAGGTCATTGCCGATATCGTCCTGTTCTTCGGTGAGATACTGTATCTCGATCTTTTTGTTGTATGCCATAGCATCACCCCAGATGATTCACGGCATACATGCTGAGTATGGTCTTTACCGTGGGAGATACCTGCCTGTGAAGGCTCAGTGTGTAGTCCCTCTGAGTGAACATATCATTTACCAGCACCATGCAGGCGATAGTTATATCATCGTGCTCATCGCACTTAGTATCATCAAGCCCGGTATAGCCTTTGACATATGCCTTTGCGGCAGATATGAGTGCTGTGATGATATCATCACTGTCGCTGTCTGAGATACCGCAGTAGTCTTTTACGATCTCCGGTGTGAGCTCGCTCATCTTCATATCGCTACCGCCTTTCTTTATGAATTAAGCGGACAAGCTCTCACCTGTCCGCTGCATTGTTTATGATGCCTTGATCTTGAGCACAGCAAGCTTCTGCTCATCTGTTACCTTTGAATCGAACTCGAACCACGCATCAATGCCGATAGCATGCTGAGTGTGGTATGCTTCCCTGAGTACCTCGATACCGATATCCTCACGGAAGTTCACGGAGAGTCCGCTGTAGTCACCGTAGAGGACAGCAAGCTTGTTGCCGCCGATCTCGTCCATATTATCAGAGAGATGCACAGGCTTTCCGAGAAGTCTGAAGGGGAATTCCGCTGTAACATCAGGCTGGATAAGAGGTCTGTTGTCGCCGTCTTTGAGCTGTTTGAGTGCAGTGAAAGTATTGGATGTCATTGTCCAGCAGGAGTTTTTCTGATACTTCTGCTTTACAGCAGCCTGAAGTGCGATAAGATCATCCAAACCGATAGCAAGCGCAGTGCCGGTAGTCACCACATTGCTTGTCTTGGTAGCGCCCTGAGCTGCGGAAGAACCTGAGCCCTTGAGCAGCTCCTGTTCAAGGAACTGTGCCACTTTCTCAGCGATCTTGTTGATGACGAAATTTGTCACATTGATCGCTGAACTGTTTATAACGCTCTTTCCGATAAGAACGAGAGCACCTGCAAGGTATCCGCCCAGATCCACCGATGTGAACTTGCCGCTGTCAGCTGTGAGCGGAGTGAACTCAGTTGCATAGGCTACAGTCACATCGTGGGTGCTGTTCGCCTTTGTCCACTTGGGGATCTTGAGCGTGCCTTTTTCGTGGTACACCTCAGCTCCTGCGAGAATGGGACACATATCAACTGCTGCATCGATGATACGCTTGGCGATAGTCGTAGGCACTGTTGATGCACCGTTAGTCCAGTCGATGTTCTGTTCGCCTGCTCTCATCTCGGTGATCTTGCCGCCTATGAAGTCAGCGAAAGCTCTCTCCTCGATCTGCTCCTGTGTGAGCTGTTCAGCCTTGGGAGCTGCCTGAGGTGCAGGGAGATCAGCTATCCCCTTCGCTCTCTCCTCCGCCTTGATAGTAGCATCAAGCTGCCTGATCTCAGCCTCTGTCTCGTCAAACTTCTTTGCCTCCTCTTCTGTAAAGGCTCTGTTTTCGGTCTTTACAGCTTCCAGCATGGAATTGAGAAGGACTACAAGTCCGGCTCTTCTTTCGATAAGTTTCTTCATGGATTTTTCCTCCTTTAAATGGGTATAAAAATAGCACCTGCGAGGGACATTTGTGTCCTTAGCAAATGCTTTTTTGCGTTTTATGAGCGTATCATAAGCATGAGATACGCATTTTATGAGCGTTTTGCGTATTTTAGGCATAAGAAAACCGCTCTCAATGAGGGCGGTAACTCGATTATTCTGCTCTTTCCCTTAAAAAAGGCTCTTCATAAGCAGCTATATCACTTGTAGTTGCATCTGGATGATCTTTTAAGTAGTTGATTATATATTCTGCATATCCCTCATATGTTTCGGCTGCTCGAAATACCCAACGTTCAAAGTCTTCATATGTATCAGGAACAGATTTTATAAGCATTTTAAACTCATCATTCATATAATCACCCCTTAATCATTTTTCCATTTTGAAAAAATGTTATAATCGTTATATCCACGTATTTCAAATTTATAGGTATATTTTGACGTACTGTGAAAGCCTATACTCTTGCCTTTATACTTAGATTCATAGTTATCATCGATTTGCCTTATAACAGTGCCATATTCTTTCTTAGGTAAATGTAATTCAGGATAGGTATATGGTTTTCCATCGAAATCATTCTTGATTTCTTCTTTACCATATTGTACACCATCATCTGATGATTTGTCAACACTTTTCTTCGTGCTCCCGCCACCTCCGGTATCCGGATCGTGATGATAGAGCTTTCGACTTCCGCCGCCTATACTCCTGCTGCCATTCATTTTACCATTCGGCAGCTGAATGTACTGGCGATACCGGAGCTCAATTGCCCTTCACTCGAATTCCAGCATTTTCAGCCTGTTCTCATAATCGCTGTAGTCCGGCTTGTTCTCGATGACAAGCACAGGCTCGATATCGAGGGAACGCAGCTCCATGTCGATGTCACCGCCTGCACGGCACTCCACCGATGTCGCAGCGTAGCACGGTATCTTGTCCTTGATGAGGGACACATGATCCAGTTCCAGGCTCTTGACGTGTCTGATCGGCAGCTCGTCCTCACCGCGGCTCTCGATTTCGTCCTGTACGTTGAACATACCGAAGGACCAGCCTCTCAGTTTGCCCTTGCGTGCCATTTCGATGACTGTTTCATCTGTGATGAGCACATCGGCGTGAAGTCCGATAGCGTCCTCACGGAGAACGAGAGAACCGTCACGGGTATTTGCATAGGCGTGCCCCTGATCGTGATCGAGTGTCACCGTGATGTCGCCGTTCTTCTTGATAGCCTCGCTGAAAGCTCTCTCCTCGATAGTTTCAAGGACTTTGCCTCTGGGTGTTATCACCGGTCTGCTCAGCTTGCCGGTGACGTTGACGTAGCCGCTTATATGCAGTCCGTCAGCTCTGACTTCGATTTTCATTCTTTCACATCCTTTCAGGGAATAAAAATAGCACTTGCCGCCGACATTGTTGTCGGTCGCAAATGCTTGTAAACATTATTCAGTAATAACAACATTCTCGAACTTCTTGTAAGCGTCGAGATACCATTCCTTCTTGTCGCCGTTGTATGTCAGCTCATAGTACATACCGTCGCACAGCGTACTGGAGATAAGATA